GTCCAGCAGCGAGCCCGCCTGCCGCAGCCAGCGGGCCTCGCCGGTCACGCCGTACAGGGCGATCAGGCCGTCGGCCAGGTCGGCGTAGTCCTCCAGCACGCCGGCGTTCGTGCCCGCCCTGCCGTCCCTGGACGTGCGCAGCAGCCTGCCGCCGTCCAGGTGCGTGCCGGCCAGCAGCTCGGCCGCCTGCGTGGCCGCCGCCACCAGGTCGGGGCGCTCGAACACCACGCCGGTCTCGGCCAGGGCGGCGATGGCCAGGCCGTTCCAGGAGGCCACCACCTTGTCGTCGCGCCCGGGACGCACCCGGCGCTCCCTGGCGGCCAGCAGCCGCGCCCGCACGTCCGCGTACCGCGCGGGGTCCTCGGGGTCGCGCAGGAGCTGCAGCACGGACGCGCCGTGCTCGAACGTGCCGGCGGGCGTCACCTCGAACAGTCCGGCGGCCCACCGGCCGTCGTCCTCGCCGAGCACCTCGCGCAGCTCTTCGGGCGTCCAGACGTAGAACTTGCCCTCCACGCCCTCGCTGTCGGCGTCGAGCGCCGAGGCGAAGCCGCCCTCCGGCGTACGCATCTCGCGCAGCAGCCAGCCGGCCGTCTCCAGCGCCACCCGCCGGGCCAGGTCGCCGCCGCCCGCCTTCCACCAGTGCGTGTAGACGCGCAGCAGCAGGGCGTTGTCGTAGAGCATCTTCTCGAAGTGCGGCACGACCCACCGCGCGTCCACGCTGTAGCGCGCGAAGCCGCCGCCGAGCTGGTCGTACATGCCGCCACGGGCCATGGCGTCGAGCGTCCTGCCGCTCATCTCGCGCTCGCCGGAGCGCAGCAGGAACTCCAGCACCATCGACGGCGGGAACTTGGGCGCCCCGCCGAACCTGCCGCAGCGTCTCCTCGCCCGGCCGCGGCCCGCTCGGCAGCGTGGTGTGCGTGTTGAGCGCCTCCACCACCTTCGCGCCCTGCTTCAGCACCGACTCCCTGTCGCCCCGCCACACGTTGTGCACCTCGGTGAGCAGGCGCTGGAAGTTGGGGCGCGGGAAGTACGTGCCGCAGTAGAACGGGTGACCCTCGGGCGTGGCGAACACCGTCATCGGCCAGCCGCCCTGGTGCGTCATGGCCTGCGTGGCGCCCATGTAGACGGCGTCCACGTCGGGCCGCTCCTCGCGGTCGACCTTGATGTTGACGAAGTGCTCGTTCATCAGCCGCGCGGTCTCGGCGTCCTCGAAGCTCTCGTGGGCCATGACGTGGCACCAGTGGATGTCAAGAAGCGAGTAACCAATGGCAGGATGAGTACCCCACACTGATCAACAGGGGTACGTCCCGCCTACTCGCTTCTTGCATCGCCTCCTCTCCCCATGGCCACCAATCAACGGGGTTGTTGGCGTGCTGGAGGAGGTAGGGAGAAGTCTCTCTACCAAGCCTGTTCATGATCTCACCATCTCGTGTACACGCATCAGGGGGCAAGCCTGCCCCGACTTAGGACGTGTACACGTGGTCGCAGCGACACGCGCACGGGCTGCCAACTTGCAAAGCTGCCAACTTGCAAGCTAGGTTTTCGCACGCAAGCACGAAAGAGCCCCGGGGGACGGCTTCCCAACCAAGACCCCCAGGGCTCCGACACCCGGAGGGTTAGCCCCAAGTGCGCGTCTACCGTACCAAGCAGGAAAGCAACTTCACCCCCCTGCCCAACGCCTTGCTCCAGCGCCATGACCTGTCGTTCGTCGCGCTCGGGATCGTCGCGTTCCTCCTGTCGCAGCCAGACGGCAACGACTGGACGGTTGCCCGGCTGGAGACGGCCCGCAAAGAGGGCAAGGTGGCCGTGCGCGCCGCCGTCGAGGAGCTTAAGGCGGCTGGCTTCTACATCAAGGAAAACGTGCACGTGGACGGCAAGCTTCGCGGCGTGACCGCCGTGTACGACGTTCCGCAGAACGCCGTCCCTCTTGTTGCCCTTCAGACCGCTGACGGCCAGACCGCCAGGATTCAGCCGGTCTGTCCGCAGGCCGTCAGCCTGTCAGCCGTGAACCCCAAAGAAGAAAACCCCAAAGACGAAGTTCTTAAAGAAGGGATCAAAACCCCCCTCCCCGCCGTGGTGGACTCACCGGCCGACGACATGCCCGCATGGGCAGCCGCTACTGAACCGACCGTCAGCGAGCCTGAGAGCGCCACTGAGCCGTCTAGGGGCGGGCGGGCGGTAGAGGTGCCCGACAAGGATGAGACAGCCGCCTGTGAAGCCCTTGTGGAGCGCCTTGCCCGGGAGGTTCCCCGCCTCACCGTAGGAGTCGCCGAGATGGGGAAGGTTCTGCCGCTCGTGTCGGCCTGGCGGGAGCGCGGCGCGTCCGATCGCCAGATCATCGCTGCCGTAGCGCAGGGGTTGCCGGAGGAGATTCACTCTCCGGTTGGCCTGATCCTCAATCGACTCACGCGCAAGATGCCGCCCGCGAAGCGTGTGATTCCGGTCACTTCCACGACTCCGATGCTTGAGTGCGATGTTTGCGGTAACCCGTTGCGCGGCGGGGGCGTGTGTCGCGGATGTCGCACGGCTGACGGCCGATCGGCTACCGCGACGGCCGACGATTCCGCGATGCGGGGCGCGTCTCTTGCGCGGGAGTTGTGTGGCTGGAGCGTCGCGAGTTAACCGGCTGACTAGCCGCTCAGGGCGGCTGGGGTACGATCTCTTGCAAGTTAGTAGACATGGGTTGAGCCAGCGGCGATCATGGTTTAGACGTGGCTGGTTTGCCGCCCCCACTTCCCCGTGGGCGGCTACTTGTAAGGGGTTGGATTACCAGATGGCGACGACCGCGAGGATAGACGATGCACGGCTGGAGCGACTAAAGACCCTTCTTGATCAGAAGGTGAAGTACGCCGACATCGCCGAGGAACTAGGCATCTCTTACAGCAGTGTCGCCCACCTCGCTGGCAAGTTCGGCCGTACAAAGAAGCTGGCAGACCATAGCGAAGCCTTGCCCTGGAAGCTGGCCGAACGCCACAAGGTGTCAGCGCCGGCGCAGTACCTTCGCGACCTGTCGCGGGTCGCGCAGGGCCTTAACGTCGAGATTTACCGTAGGTCATGCGCGATTCGATGGGCTCAACGGCTGGTGGGCCAAGGAATGGATGTCGCCTACGATCCCGAAATGGGCATTAATGATCTCTGCGCTGATGGCGGTTTCTATCGTGTAGAGGCGAAGTCGGATAACCCGCTGGAGACACACATTGGTCGCGTCCTACACAAGGCAATGGAAAAGGCTGGCCCGCTGGAATAAGTATTCGTGGGCGGCTGGCAAGGCCGGGGCTTCGGCCCCGGCCTTTGCTGTGTCCGGAGCCGGATCGAGGGTTGCGGACGCCCGAAACCAAGATCAGGATCACCGCCTGTGACCATCGTGACCAAGTTGAAACCTTGACTACCCACCTACCGTTCTGTCACTCGATCTAGCTATGGTGTCTGAGCTGATCTGGGGATACGAAGAGTTAGGTTGAGGTATGGGGCCGCGCAACGTGTTTGATGTAATCGACGTCTCACGGACGCTGCTTGCTTACGGTGTGCGACGGGTAGAAGTCACCTACCCGGACGGGGTTGAAACGGAGCTGCGCCTGGGGCTCCCCGCAGCGCCGGAGGCGTTAGCGGTCATCATGGCGAACATCCCTCAGGGGTCGCACATGATTAGCAACCACAGCGACACCGACGATGACGGCAACGTGTTCTCATATGCGTCTTACTGGGTTCCGCAGCCGATCCGGTGCACTACGTGCCTTCACCACATCCGGAGTAACACTCACGCTTGCAAGTTGGTAGAGGCGTAACGTTGGTTCTGCCCGCCGGGAGCGCGCCCCACAAGGGAAGGCTCCCGGCACGGGTGGGACCTTGATAACTGAACAGAGAAACACGAAACAGCCTTCATGTAAGGAGGCAACACGGATCATCGCTCCGTGTCCCAGCTAACGAGCTTCGCCGCCTGCGGGGAGGCGTACCGCCTCGAACGTGTCGCGAAAGCCCCGCAGCAGCCCGCAGCCTGGTTTGCCCAGGGCAATGCGGTCCACACTGCGGTGGAGCGCTGGGAACGCACCTACAGAGAACACAGCGTCGCGGAAGCGCAAGCGTGGTTCTACGACGCGTGGGATCAAGAGGTTGAGCGGCTACTAGCCCAAGAGCCGGACGTCAGCAAGTGGCAGGCGCCAGGCCGAACCAAGCCAGAAACGGACCTGGTCAACCGCATGAAGCGGGGGGCCGATCAGGTCGCCGGCTACATCGCGTACGCACTCGACAATGACCACCTCTGGCCGGTCGAGTACCTACCAGGCGAACCGGGCGCGGAAGTGCCGTTCGATCTAGACCTAGACGGCGTCCGAGTGATCGGGTTCATTGACTTGATCATGCAGGACAAGCACGGCCGTCTACTGGTCCGAGACATCAAGACCGGAAGCCGCCTCCCAAGCTCCCCAATCCAGCTAGCCGTCTACCGGGTAGCCGTCGAGGAGCTGCTAGGGCAAGCCCCCAGTTGGGGCGACTTCTACATGTGCAAGAACAACGCGCCCACGGACCCCGTTGACCTACGCCCGTATGACCGGGCCATGGTCACCAGGTGGTTCAAGGACATGGATCGAGCGGAGGCGGCGGGGATCTACCTGCCGAACCCGGGCGACTCATGCAAGACGTGTGGCGTGCGCCGGTACTGCTCAGTCATGGGCAGCGACCGGCGTCTTTTTTTGCCCTGACTTTGCAAGTTGGCAGAAAGGTGAAGTATGGCTGAGGATTACCCGCACGCCCTAGACGTCGAGATCTGGGATGGGCAGGGCCGCAAGATCGGCCTGTTCCACGTCCGTGGCGCTTCCGCCCCTGAGTTCGTCGCCGAGCTGCGCGAGGTTGACGACCAGTACGCGCAGGCCGTCACTGACGCCGTGACTGCGGTTCGGTCCCACTTCCTGCTCACTACCGAGCTTGGAGCTAGGACGGTTGCTCAGCAGCCGTCACGGCCTGCCCGCCAGGCCGCGCCGCCGCGCCAGGCTCCGCAGTATGAGGGGCAGGATGCCCCGTGGCCGGATGACGCGCCGCCCGGTGCTGACGCTCCGGTCACGTGCGCCCACGGCGTCATGAAGTATGTTCCGGCCGGTACTTCTAAGGCCGGCAAGCCGTACGGCGCGTTCTACGCCTGCACGGCCGACAGGAACGATCCGACTCGCTGCCGGACTGTTAGCGCCTAACGCGTGTACACGATCCAGCGCGCCCGTGCGAAAGCCGGGGAAGCTGGAGCCGCGCTCCCGAACCCGTTCCGCAAGCTCTCGCGCGAACAAGTCGAATTCCGGCGCGGTCAGTTGCACCTGATTGCGGCGGGTCCGGGAGTAGGCAAAAGCGCCCTGAGTCTCACGCTCGCGGTCGCAAGCAAAGTGCCAACCCTGTATTTCTCGGCCGACAGTGACGCCGCAACGCAGTACGAGCGTACGGCGGCGATGCTGTCAGGGCGGGAGATCCACGAGATAGCCAACATGGTGGAGTCGGGCGATACCCGCTACCTGGATTCGAAACTAGCTGCACTGCGGAAACTCCGCTGGTGCTTCGACTCCAGCCCGACTCTCGACATGATCGAGGCGCACGTAAAGGCATGGGCGTACGTGTTCGGCACGTACCCGGAAATGATCGTCGTCGATAACGTGGGCGACGTTGCCCCGGATGTCGAGGACGGCGGGCATGTCGGGCTTGAGAGCGTCATGCAATACCTGGCCGATCTCGCCAGGCAAACCGGCGCTTGCGTCATCGCCCTTCATCACCTAACGGCCGAATACGACGACGGCACACAGCCGCCGCCTTTGTCGGCACTGAAGGGCAAAATCAGCAAGAAACCCTCTCTGGTCTTGAATCTCTTCAGGCCGGAGGAAGGAAAACTAGCGTGCGTCATCGCTAAGAACCGTCACGGCCGACCGGACGTCGGGAACAGATACCGCGTCGTACTTCATTCGGATCTAGCGAGGATGCAAGTAACGGACTAAGGGGCGTCATGCGGCTTTGCACGTTCGACGAGTGCATGAACCACCGGCGCAAGAACCGGCTGTGCACTGTCCATAACGAACACCTGGAAAAGTACGGGCGTTGCTTCCCTACTAAGTCGAACGGCGTAGCCAAGGATTGGCGCGGCTGCGACACCCCCGAGTGCGACGGCATACACAAGGCGAACGGCCTTTGCGACCGGTGCTATATGGCAGACCGGCGGAAGCGTAAGAGAGAACAGGAGTTGGCTAGTGCCTAAGGTTCGTACCGATTTCGATACCACGGACATCACGTCCGTTTTCGTCGAGGGCATGGGATGGATGGACATTAAGCCGGGGACGCTGACTGAGCTTCCCTCCGAAGACTCCATCGCTTTCATTGACGACGAGGGGGACCAGGTCAACGTGATGGGTGACCGGCTGATCGCCTCGGCGTGCAGGCCGCTGCCCGACACGAACCCCGCTGACGAGGCTTACGACGTGAGCCGGAACGGAGACTCTTTCTGATGGCCATTTTGGACCCGAACAAGCACACGCCGGAGAACGCTAGCTCGTTTCTCGTGGACGGTAGCGGCTGGCACGACATCGAGCGTGGTTCCGTTGAGATACGCGACAACATCGCCGGCAAGGTGACCGTGTGGCGGGATCGGTGGGCGCGCGAAACCATCGCCGTGGAAACGCCGCGCATCATCGGCATCCGCTGGGAAGATGAGTAACCCCAGTAAACAGAAGGGGACCGCGTTCGAGCGGCTAGCCGCCGACTACCTTGCCGAGAAGATTCCCGGCTTTGATCGCATAGGAAGCGTCGATTACGGGGCCGGGGATCTTGCCGGCCCTTGGTCGATCCCCCATGAATGCAAGGCTGAGAAACGTATCACGCTTAGCGAGTACGCAAAGCAGATCAAGGCGATAAAGGAACGCACTGGCACAGATCTGGGCGTTGTGATCGTCAAAGCGCCGCGCAAACCGGTAAGCCAGGCGTACGTGCTTATGACGCTTGAGGAATGGCGCGCGATGCTTCCCAGCATCGCGGAAGCTCTTCCCGCCATCATCGGCAGGCTTAACGCCGAGTAGTAGCGGCAGGCAAGCCGCGGTTCGTATTACCGCAGGTCAATGCATCACTTAGAAAGCAGTGATAATGACTGCCCTCGTAATCGGCTCAACGGCGCTGGCCTTTTGGTACACCGACGCCGTTAGAGCACCGAAGGATATGGATGTCTTCAGCGCTGACGACGTACCCGGCGCTGACGTCTTCTGGGATGACGACTTCAAGCCGTGGCTTGGGGATGATGCCGACGAAATCAGGTATGCAACCCCGAACGAGCTGATGACCATTAAGGCGTCTCACGCCTATTGGGAGCTACGCAACGGCTCATGGAATAAGCACATGGGCGACATGCTTCTCATGAAGCGGCATGGAGCACGGATTATCCCCGAGCTTCACGACATGCTGTATCGGGTTTGGGAAAGGCGCTACGGCGCGAAAAGGGTTGACCTCACCCAAGAGGCTGGCGACTTCTTCAACGACGCCGTAAAGCGCATCTACGATCACGACAGCATCCATGACAGCGTCGCCTACGGAGAAAGGCCGCTCTACGAAAGCGTTCTGAAGGACGGCGCTTCCGTGCAGGTCGATATGGCTAAGGTGCGCGCCCTGCCGTACGACGATCAGATACGGCTCTTTCGAGAAGAGATCTACGCCACCGCTCTTGAGCGGAAGGTAATCCCGAGCGACTACACATGTTCGCCGCGCCTGGCTTACGCATGGGCGCTGCGCCGCACCATCACATCACTAACAAAGGGCTGGTCGGCGCGCTTCATTGTGGCCAACTATGACGTGTTCCACCGTCCCGACACTGACTATGTGGCACGGCATCTCAGCCGCGCCGATCGGCTAATTCCTCTGGAGGGAAAGTAATGACGAACATGATCGACCTTGCCAACGCTTCGCCCCGCGAGGTGGAAAAGGCCGTACTCAGCCACGTAGGTGAGTACAGCTATGAGGCTACGTGGTGGCACTGGCGAGACGAGAACGGTAACGACGGCACGGAGGTTGCCGGCCTCGGGAAGGTCACCACGGTCGATTCCGAGGGCGGCAGCGAGGGCGACGGCGAGTACACGCACGTCGTTATCAAGGTGACCCAGGGCGATGTGACTCGGTACTTCAAGAAGACCGGCTATTACTCGTCTTACGGCGGTTCGGATTGGGACGGTGAGATTCGTTCGGTCTGGCCGGCCACTAAGACAGTCACCGTTTACGAGTAAGCAGGCATCGCCCGAAAATAGCCGTATAGCCGAGACGGAGAATAACCATGATGACCCTTCCCGACATCACCGATGCTGAGCTGATCGACGCCCTTAAGGCCGTTGTTGCCGAGAGCCCCGACCACGTGTACACGGCCCCGCAGCACATGCTTGACGAGGGGTATGCGAAGTCCACGTGTTTCTACGTCCACACCGACGAGAACGACGAGACCAAGCTTTCCCCCGGTTGCGTCGTAGGTGCTGCGCTTCACCGCCTCGGCGTTCCCCTGGAAGCGCTCCAGGAGTATGAGCACCAGAACGCGAACGCGGTTCTCAACGTGCTCTACCCCGGCCTTTCCATCCAGGCCAAGAGCTTCGCCGGCCGGGTTCAGCTAGAGCAGGACAACAAGTTCCCTTGGGGGCGCGCCCTCGCGATCGGTCTAAGGCACGCACAGGTGTAACCGGCACCTATGGCGGAACAAGCGATAGCGGAAGTGCTGCAACACTACGGCGCGGAATACGTACCCGAAGGGTACAAGTGGGCACCCATGAAATGCCCCTTCCACGACGACCGCAGCGCTTCCGCTTCCGTCTCCACAGAGCGCGGCTCGTTCAAATGCCACGCCTGCGAGGCGCACGGCGACACGTACTCACTCGTCATGTGGAAGGAGGGAACCGACTTTGCTGGTGCCGTCGAAATCCTCACTGGAATTCTTGGCACAAGCCACCCGGCAGTATCAAAGGGCACTGCGCGGAAGCCCCGCAGAAGAGTATTTGACGCAGAGGGGGCTAACGCCGGACAGCGTTCGATCCTTCAGACTGGGGTACGTCGCCGATTCAATGCCGGGCCATGAACGGTACATAGGCCGGCTGGCCATCCCGTACCTATCCCCGGACATGATGACGCTGCAAATCCGGTTCCGCCGCATCGGCGACGGCGACGGCGCGAAGTTTCTGACTGTTCCTGGCGACGAGCCGAGACCGTACAACACGCGCGTTCTGGAAGAAGACCACGCCGTCATGTTCGTGACTGAGGGCGAGCCGGACACGTGGATCGCCAACCAATGCGGGTTGCCCGCGATTGGCATTCCTGGCGTGTCGTCATGGCGGGCGGAATGGGCGCTCACGCTCCAGCAGTACGACACGGTTTACATGCTCGCCGACGCGGACGATAAGGGCCAGGGCCAGGAGCTAGGGGAGCGCATGGCGCGCGAGTGCGGAAACGTGCGCATCGTCCCCATGCCCGATGGCCATGACGTGAACAGCTTTGTTCTGGCGGAAGGACCGGAAGCCCTATTGAGAAAGGTGGGCATGGAATGAGCGACGACAGTTTTGAGCCATGCGGCGATGCGCTCTGCCCATGGTGTGAAGGCTATAAGGCTGGCTACGAAGTCGGGTATGAGGATCGCTTGAAGGAAGAACGCGGATGAGCGAGCTTGACCGGGCCAATTGGGAGGGCTACCGGGAAGGCCGCGCGGCAGGCCGCAAGGCTGGTTGGGATGCCGGCTACTTCGCAGGCGTAGAAGACGGTTTCAAACGGGGCTGGAACGAAGCCCTGAAGTACGTACAGTCCACGAACGGGGAGGGTGTTAACCATTACCTCTGATCAGCTTGCCGCCGCCGTCGAGGAGACGGTTAAGGCCGCTAAGGCTCGCGTTACTGGCGTCGGCAAAGACCAGTACGACCAGGGCGACACGCAGAAGTTCGAGAGCATGACAACTCGCGAGCTTTTGCAGTGGGCGCACGAAGAGGCGCTAGACCTGGTCGTGTACGGCGTCATGACGGCTATCCGTATCAAGCGCGTCGAGCGCGCACTTAAGAAGGGATTCGACCTGTGAGCGGACTGGACAACGTTGGCAGCAGCACTAAGGCGCTCATGGTGTTCATCAAGAACGCGATCATTGCCGATGCGATCGGCAGCGTTGAGCTGAAGGACCTTCCCCCGGACATTGACCAGGTGGTGTCCATGGCGGTGGACAAGTGGGATTCCGCCGACGACACGGCCCTAGACGCGATGGTCGCGCTGATCCTCTTCATGGTGTCGCTGACTGCCTCGGTTGAGGGCGTCGAGCGGAAACTTGAGCAGCCCCCCTCGCAGACATGGCCGCCGCGCGACAACTTCCCGCGCTACAACTGACCGGCATTCCGCTTAGAGGGCGCTCCCTACGGGGGGTGCCCTCTGGCATTCCCCTAGGAGACAACCATTCAGCGCATCCTCATCTACCCGGACGCTCAGATTCCGTTTCACAACCCCCGACAGGTGCGAGTGCTTCACTCGTACATCCATGCGACCAAGCCAGACGCCGTCCATGTCATCGGTGACTTCATGGACTACCCGCAGCCGTCACGCTGGAGCAAGGACACGCGGGCGGAATTCGAGGGGTCCGTATTCCGCGACAGCGAGACCGGCAAGCGCCTCCTCGGCGACCTCCGCAAGGGCTACGACGGCCCCGTGACGTTCACAGAGGGGAACCACGACGCCAACCCGCGCCGATACCTCACGAAATGGGCTCCCGCCCTGGCGGAATCCAAAGCGTTCAACGTCGAAACCCTGTTGGACTTCGACGCGCACGGCGTCGAGCTGGTGGAGGCATTCCACCCCATCGCCCCCGGCTGGATCGCCACCCACGGGCACCTAGGGGTTCGGTCCACGCTGACACCTGGCGGCAGCGCACTGAAGTACGTGAAGAAGCTCGGCAAGTCCGTAGTGCAGGGGCACGTGCACCGGCTAGGGCTCATGCCGGAGACCACAGGCACGACGGCCGGCCACTCCATCCGATGGGGGATGGAAGTCGGCCATGTGATGGACATGCGCAAGGCCGTCTATCTGAGCCACGTCACGGCCAACTGGCAACCCGGGTTCGGAATGCTGCACGTCGAGGGCAAGAAGGTGCGGCCAGAAATCGTCCCCATGGACAACAACGGAACGTTTCTCGCAGACGGGAAGGTCTGGACAAGCTAAGTGATCGACCAGCTAGTTATCGACGTCGCGGAATCCGTAGGCCGCAAGACGGCCAATGATTGGCCGTTCATGGACGCCGACGACATCACACAGGAACTCCTCCTTATCGCGTGTACACGGCCTGATGACTACAACGCGATGGGGGAAGAGGAATTGCGGGCGTTCCTCGGCCGTAAGGCAGTCGCGTACTGCGCCCGTGAGCGGAATGACTACGTGTACCGGACGGCTCGCTACCTCTACACGGTCGAAGAGGTAAAGGTGTTGCTGTCGCTCGCGGTGGAATCCGTGGGCGTGGACTTCGACGCGCCGACCAAGGACGGTTATGTGTCGGCGCCCGACAGGGGGAATGTGGTCGTGTCCCTGTGGGACCTACAGCAGGCACTAGACGGCATCCCGGGCAACTGGCGGCGCATCCTCATGCGTCGGGCTGAAGTCGAGGGGTTCAACGCGCAGCAGCGGCAGGCCGCGATGGACGCCGGCTGGCAGCCGCTCAGCGAGAGTGAGCAGCGGACCGCGCGGCGCGCAACCGAACGACTCACGGAAGTTCTCAACCGGATTGTGAACCGCACGCCTGGCGAGCACGACGGGCCGGGCTCGCGGCGGGCGATGTCGAACGCCAGGGGACAGGTCATGACGCACGGCGAGAGGGCCGGCGAGTGAGCAAGTTCTTGGAAGGGCTCGCATTCGCGGCGGGCGTGACTGTCATGGCGAGCGTGCCAGTCGGCATGTTCCTGTTCCTCGGCCCGCCGATCTCCTTTGTATGGAAGGTGTGGCATGCCTACTGGGATCGAAAGTGGAGGCACAAGTAATGGATCACAAGCTGCCTGACGAGACGTTCCGCGTGTTCCCGAACGCGGTCAACCACCGCAACGTCTACGACGACGTTGCGAGCGTGCGCAAGGCTGTCGCCTACCGCAGGTCGAACCCGTGGGAAGTCCTGCCCATCAAGGTCTACCGGGCAAAAACGGTGTGGGAAGACGTGACGCACGAGTACGTGAGCGGCCCGTGAGCGGCCCGTGCATGCCCGATCAGCTCGCCGGCGAGCCGCCCGCTAGCCCGCTAACCGGCTGCCTTGTCCTGGCAGGCGTCATGACCGTTGCCGCCCTGGCCATGGTCGGTCTGTTCCATCTCCTGTTCGGATAGCGGCCCCCAAACCCGCTTTTGGTCAGCCGATTCTGATACGCTCACTTTGCAAGTTGGCAGACGAGGTCGGCTGCGAACGTCGGTCCCGTCTTGCCCCTTCCCGGAAAGGCGTGTACACGCGTTGGACCCCTTTGACCTGTACGGTTCTCCCGCCGATAAAGTGACAGCACAGGCGGGCGTGAAGCGCAACGGAACGCACGTAGCCGTTATTCGCTTCACGTACGTATACAGCCCGTCTCTCACCTCCCACCAAAGGGAGATGATCCACCTGAACGACTTGAACAAGCTGATCGATGACCTTACGGCCCTGGCGGTTGAGGCTGGCATTAGGTGACCGCATGAAGGCCACTAGGAAGATCAGCCTCGGCGCGGTAACCACGATTGCCGCCCTAGTCCTGTCCGGCTGCGCAGACGACGTAACCGCCTACTGCGTGAAAGCCGCCCCGGACGCCAACGGCCAACATCAGGTCATTGATGAGCGCTACTGCGACAGCGGGCACAGCACGTTCTTTTGGTACTACGGCGGCCAGTACAACAGCGGCCATGTAAGCGGAGGAACCACCGTCAAGCCCGCAGACGCGAACATCACATCCAAGCAGGGGCGCTCGATCTCTCGCGGCGGGTTCGGCGGACACGGCGGCACGGGCGGCGGATGAAAGTCATAGTCACCGGCTCCCGCGACTGGCCAGACGAGCAAGCCGTGTCATGGGCACTGTTCAACGCATGGGCCGAACGCAAATGTGAAGTGTTCCAGGTGATGCACGGCGGATGTCCAACCGGTGCCGACGCCTACGCGTCGGCCTGGTGCACGAAAGCCAAGGCTCTAGGGCTGCTAGTTGTCGAAACCGTCTTTGAAGCGGATTGGTCGAGAGGCCGAAAGGCCGGCCCCGAACGGAACCGCCGCATGATCGAGGCTGGAGCCGACAAGGTTCTAGCGTTCAACCGAAACAACTCCCGTGGGACCTCGGGAACCATCCGACTCGCCGCGAAGGCGGGGATCCCTGTAGATCTGTGCATCATCCGAGACGAAGGAGTCTCTTAGTGCCTCTCCTGCTTGACGTTGACATCGTCGGCGATGAAGTCATCTACAGGAACGCCGCCGACACGGCGCGCGTGGAGCAGGTGACGTTCACAGACGGCACCGTCGAATACAACATCTGGCTCAAGCCGGGTTCGACGGCCCTCGATCACCTGGTGTGCACAACCAAGCTGCCTTTCTCCGACGCTGAAGGGCTCGCTTACAAGCTCGCCGACCACATCACGGATGACGGCCTGGTCGGCATGATCTACCGAACGGAAGGATTCTAGACATGAACGACGCTCACAGCCTCACTTGCTCGGCCTGCGGCCAGACCAAGCCTGAGCCGCCCCTGTACGCCGTCGTGATCGACGACGACGGCGACGCGTGGCAGCGCCGCAACCTGGGGCTGAACGGCTGGTACTCGGCGATGCCTAGCGGCGTCTACCAGGAGCGGACGTGGTCTGATCTGGTGACGTCCTACGGCGTGAAGAGGATCGTGTACACACCCGGGGATGACGCCTGATGCCGATGTGCTGCGCGGCTACGCAGGGCAGCGTTTCCCCTGGTAGCCTTTGGTCCGTCGCGGCGAAGGTCTTCCCTTCGGTTGTTTCCTGCTGACACTCGAAACACGACGCGACCAGAAGCCCCCGGGATCCGATCATTCGCCCCCGGGGGCTTTCTGTTGTGTCAATACGGAACACCCCTGGTCGAGGCTGAAGTAAGGCAGCAGCCGGCAAGCTCCGCGGGCGATATCACACCAGGTCAGAGCCTCGGATAACTATTGACGCGCAGCCCTCGCTACGGCGGGGGCTTTTTTAGTGCTCGGTTTCTGCCAACTTGCAAAGAGCGTGTACACGCGCTAATGTTTCCCGTGTCAGCAGGAAGCGGGGCGAAAGCCCCGAAACAACTCATGGGGAAACCGACATGGCTAACGGAATTCGCAAGTACGTCACCACGAAGCACAGCAAGGGCAACAACCACATCGCGAAGCCGGAAGACGAGAACAAGACCCTTTGCGGAAAGCCTGTCTCTGGTGACGGCGTCGAGGGTGCGGGCGTGTGCGGCAACTGCAACCGGCTTGCCGACCGGCGCGGCCTGGTCGAGGCGACCCCGGAAGTCACTAAGGAAATCGCCAGCATCGCCGCGACTCGGGAAGCATGGCTTCTGGCCGCCGTCGAGGCGTTCCGCCCCCGGTTCGCCGAGATCGGTTTCCCTCTCCCCGTCAAGGTTCACGTCTCGGTCGGCTACGGGTCGGACGGGCGCGGAACCGAGAACGGAACGATCCTCGGAGTATGCTTCGCGTCGTTCGTCTCCGTGGACAACGTGAACCACATCTACATCTCTCCGGAGATTGGCGACACGGCCCGCGTTCTGGATGTCCTCATGCACGAGCTGTGCCACGCTGCCGACGACTGCCGAAACGGCCACAAGGGGCCGTTCGCGGAAGCGGCTACTGCCCTCGGCCTCGTCGGCAAGATGACTGCCACGGTCGCCGGTGAAGACCTGGCGCTGGAGCTGAAGCAGCTCGCCGAGACGTTGGGTGACTACCCGCACGGCCAGTTGCAGCCGCGCGGCTTCCGCGAGCCGACTCCCGCCCCTGC